GCATTAGGTGATGTATACGCAGTAGCTGTGAGTATATGATTTAGAGCTGCATCCTCTAAATAATCAGCCATACCTGCCATTAGTTAGCAGCCATAGTAAGCTGAAATACGTCAACTGTATTAGGTGCTGCTACGACAATAGCTGTGTTACTCAGTGTCATATCACCACCAGTTTTAGCAACTGTGCCATCTATCCGCGACAATGTAGTACTTGCACTACCGTCATCGTTAGGGTTACCTGCGAAACGGAACCAACCAGCAGTACCTGCTGTAATGCCGTTAAACTTCCAGTTCTCACTGACTGCTTTGGCTATTGTCCCTGCTACAGGTGCATCGAAGTTAAGACCGTTAGTAGCTGCACCATGCACGAATGCAAGAGCATCAACTGTAACTACACCTAATAGTGTACCAGCTGCAGCTGAATCGGCTGTTGCAGGCTGTGCACCTGAGTATATGTAGATTACGCCATTAGTAAAAGCGGCATCTAATCCAATGCTACCTAACATAGCATCACGTAATCCCGTTGAGAATCTAACTGCCATAACTATATTCCTATTTGTATTTATTGTTTGGTGAACCACTATCAGTAGTAGTTACTAAAAATTTATTATACCCTTGTTGCTCAATAAATGCAGTAGTGCATTTACTTCCTGAAGGTACACTTACACGTTCTTGTGTAAGGTTTACGAAATCTGGTACTTTACAAACACCTCTATCTGTCCAGAAGAACAGTGTTCCAGTAGGATCTTTACTTGCCTGTTTCCCTTCAGGTACTCCGTAATCTGCTAGACGATTTAAACCACCCTCTACAGAATAGGAGAATATTTCTTTATCAGTACCTATAACCAAACCACCAGCGTATGCTTCTAGCATATTCACTTTTCCTGGAATAGCTTCGTACTTACCGAATAGATCGAAGAGACCTAACCAGAAAGGTTCAGAATGGAAGATATAAGTTATATTATTACTTTGATCATAGTCAGCAACGTACATCCTACTATCTGCGTAAGTCAGTTCCGTAGCTGTAGCAGGTACTTGGTATCTTTGATACTGCTCTCTAGACAAAGGTACAACCAAAGAACTTAGATCACCATCAAATAGGTAATACACGTCAGAGGTAGTAATAGCTTTGTAGAGTGTTTCACCATTAGTAGCGGATATGTATACATCAGTTGTATGGTCTGCTATTTGGGGTATTGTTATTTCTAATGCCTGTGAATCTACTAGGCTTATAACGAATGGAGATGGAGCACCACCTTCTTCTCCGAAGACATTACGATGTACACAGGATATCTGGTATTGTCCTTTAGGTAATGATCCACCTACAGCTACACAACTTGGCTGTAAAGAAGTAGGCACTCCCCAAGGTTTGAAAACTCCGTTGTCTATTACTCCGTTAACAGGACCCATAAGGTAAACCTTAGGTCCTGCCTCTTCCCACTCGTACACACCTGCAGGAAAGTCAGTAGCAAGTAGTAGCTTAGTAAAGTCATTCTCTACAGAAAGGAGATCCCCATCATCTATAACGTACAGCTTCTGTTGATCTTCAGTAGCAAAAGTTGCATATATATCTACAAATGAAGTAGCTGTAGTGTATCCGTTACGTCGATGGATAGAGTCAGAATCATCAATGTCTATGTTATCAGCAACTAGCAAAGAACCCTTAGGTGCCTGTAGAGGATCAAACGTATTAACTAGCCCTAAGAACTTGTTAACTATTAAAGGATCTTGTTTTGGAGCTGTCATAAACCACCGTATCTAACAGTACCTACACGACGTTGCTTCCTAGTCTGTCTAGACTTGGTAACACTGCAGTACTGGTAGAACTGAGCTTTATACCTATCAGCTAACCTTAAGTTACCAGAATCAGCATCTTGTTTCTCGTAAGCCATAGCTTTACAGAACATAAGGAGAGCACGTTGGTGAGCAGACTCTGTAAGCTCTAGTTCACTACCCTCATCCTCTATATCCTCTAAAGGTAATCTAATTACCGTTAGTTTAATAGTCTCATCTTGAGAAGGTATAGGGACTAACCTAGCTTTGTTTGTTTCTTCGTTAGTGATCAGTAAACGAGGAGTACCTTTAGATACGTCCCAGTTGCCTGATAACTCTTCACCGTACAGTCCAGTTGTGTATTCTCTATCTAGCTCATTGAAATTAACAATACGCATAGGTTGAGAACGAGAACCAATCTTACTACGACGAATATCAATAATTCTAGGATCTATAGAGATCCACGGACTATCTACGGTTACTCTTGGGGCTGTAATCTCTACAGTAGAAGAGTCTTTGAAGTAATCTGTTTCTCTAGCAAATTCTTTTTGAGCTTCATCTAAGTACCAAAAGAACTCTTGATCAGACCAGAAGTATACCTCTATAGTATCTTCTACTTCAAGACGGAAGATTTCTAGTAAGTCCTCTACTGTATAAGACATGTATTACTCTACCGCTTCTTCGCCAATAGTCTGAGATACTTCAAGCCACAAAATATCACGTTCTTTAGCAAATACTTGGAAACCTAGATCTTGTGTCATTACTACAGCATCTGGTTTTCCTGAACCTGTAAAGTCACCACGTTTGTTACGAGCAACCATTGATCTAATCTGTTTCTTTAGTGCAGTTTCACGTTCAGGACCTTGGACATCTAAGGCTTCCTTCTTCTCTTCTGTAGGGATTACCTCTCCGTCAGCAGCATAGCAACCTTGTTGTAAACAATCCTGAATAGCGATAGGTGGAACGTTAAGTGGTACATTCTTCTTAAAGTTGAATGTGTAACCGACAGATGTGACAATTAGTTTGTCTATTGGACATTGTAGTTTCATTTTAAATCCTATAGTAATTTGCAGCAGTTCCCCGAAGGGGGGAGAAGGTGACTAAACCCTCTCCCTAGTCAACCACTGCCGGGTGGTTAAACTGGTTGTACTTCGTTCGCACGTCCACCTACTACGTATGAAACAAGCACATAACCATCACCCACCGTTGGAGTACCAGTGTTAGTAATGTTAAGAACTACTGCGTCTGTAACAGTAAATACTGCACCTGCAGGAACAATAGCAGTACCACCAGCAACTTTAGCATCTAAGTTAGATACATATTTGTCACCAGTAGTCTTGTCACCTAAGTCAAGAACTGCAGTTGTAGCAGAGTTAAACGCATTTACGATTACAACAGCACCGCCAGTTACGACTGCGCCACCAGGGATATCGACTAACTCTACGCTTACGCCATCAGCGTCTGCGAAAGTAAAGTCAACTTTAGCTGTTAGAGGCCATTGACGACCACCTTCTTTAGTTATTGCCATGATTATATTTTCCTATATTAGCAATGAAGTTGGTAGCACAAACAAATGTCTATGCTACCGACTAAGTTAGATAGCAGTATCGATAGCGATAACACCAAAATCTTGTTCTGAACCAGAGATTTGACTATGGAAAACAGGTTTCTTCATACCGATAATCTTACCAGTAGAAATAGCTTGTTGGTTATCATAATCGAACATCTTCTCAACCCACTCAGGAGTACCGATGTCAGCAAAAGCCATAGCTTGAGCACCACACATAAGTACACGTTGACCGTCTTGAGTATTAGTTGCACCCCATTTAGAACCAGATGCAGCACCCTTAGTGTTATACACGTGACGGTATTCATAGATAGCTAAACCATCAACATAGATGACTGAAGTACCTTTGAATAAAGGATTAGAAGCACTACGAGGTAATGCATCTTTCCATGCAGCCATAAAGTCAGGATCAGCTTTAAGCTTAGCAATACCTTGTGGAGTCATGAATACGTTATAAACTTCCATACCATCACCACCACGGATAGGGCGAATGAAGTTATCTTTAGCGTAAGCCTTAGCTTCTACTAACATTCTCCAAGAAGGAGTATCAGCAGCAACCAAACTTGCGTTAGATGTATGACTAAAGTCTTTAGCAGTACCGTTCCATGTAAGTATACGGTCAGCAGTAGGAGCAGATACGTCACCTGAGAAATCTAGGTTGATAAAATCAGAACCTACACGAGCAATACCGTTTGTTCTCATACCGTAGCCAACACCTGAAAGTGTTAAGAACGATAATTGATCACAACGATCAGCTAACCAGTAAGATAAGTTATCACGTGAAGTTTCACGGAAGTTGATAATAGAACGTTGATCAGCCATACGACCTTCATGTCGTGTAGCGTGACGTAGTTGATCTAATTGAACAACCATGTCGTAAGATTTACCAGCTTCTTCGTTACCTTCTAGAGTACGATCTCCAGCGATACCATCGCCTTCTAGATCAGCTACTAGAGTGATAACTGCACGAGCTCCTTTTTCAGATTTCGTTAACTCTGTGATTCGTTGAATCATTGAGTTGTTACCAGTACCCATGAAGCGATTCATGAATGAGTTGTTACGCGCTGCTTTCCAAAGGTCTTTAGACCAGACGGTCTTTTCTTCGTTTGTAAGCAGGGCAAAGTTTGATAGTGCCATGTCATATATTCCTATATCGTATTAAAAGCCCAAATATTGGGATTGATTGGTCAAACATTCTGAACCTATCGCGTCAGAGAACTTTCGCTTAATACGGTTATTTAACGAGGGTAGCGATCCTCGAACAGATATCGTGTCTGTTAGCCGAATGTGGAGCCACTGTGTGAAACCATAGCAATATAGTCTCACACAGCGATAATCAAGTCAAACGTTAGCTAACATCTCCACGCATCTTACGTTTCGTAGCTTCCGGTAAAGCATCAAACTCTTCTTCAGATAGTTCCATAACATTAGGGATACTCTCTTTCTTACCTGTTGAGTCACTATCGAAACCTACCTTATCAAGCTCAGGTGGTTGCTTCTGTTCTGTATCTACATTTCTTTTAACATCAGTAGTGCGTTTAGCTGCAGGTGCTTTAGTATCTTCTACAACAGCTGATCCCATAACGTAACCAACAGCATCTTTTAGAGCTTCAGTAGGAGATGCTCCCGTAGATACAAATGCGTGCTGTAAGCGGATAACCTCGTCTACAGTGCTTTGATCGTAGGTGTCAGATTCTGCATCTAAAGAAGGGTGTTGTGTGTTAATGCTTGAGATAGTATCATCTAACCTAATGGACTCTCTAGTATTCTCACTAGTTTGACGAGAACGACTATCCAGCTCTGCTTCACGCTCACTACGTTCTAAGTCACGAATCTCACGGTTAATATCTGCTGCTGTTTGGATCTCACCATCAGCCCTAGCTTGCTCTAGACGTAAGTCTAAATCGGTGTATGGATCAGCTTTAACCTCTTTCTCAACTACAGGTTCCATAGAAGCTTTCAACTCAGCTAGTTCACGTTCTGCTTCTCTAGCTCGTGATGCTGCAGAGTCATATCTATGTTTAGGAATCATCCCACCTTGACGGGGTTCTTCTTCTACTTCTACTTCTTCTTCTTCCTCAATCTCTTCTACTTCAGGCTCAAGGATAACATCCTCTTCTTCGCCTTCTAACTCTTCTACTTCCTGGTCTTCAGGTAGTACCATCTCTTCATCCAACTCTAACTCTTCTGCGGCAGTGGTCATGTGTAAATCCTCCTAGGATTCTTTAGGTTTAGGTTTAGCTTTTTCAGTTTGAGCTGCTTGCTTAACTTGTTCTCGTTTAGCTTCACCATCTTGAATAACAGAAAGCATCTTGATCTTTTGTTGACCTTGAGCTTTCTCTCTTTCTAGCTGCAACTGTGCAGCTTGCTTCTCGTACATCATACGTAATTCAGCATCTTGTTTTTCACGAGCCATCTCTAACTCAGCATTTATTTTAGCATACTGAAGTTTAAGCTCTGCTTCACCATCGTCATCAGGCTTCTGAGCTTCTTGCATTTCTTTACGTGCTCGTACAGCGTTAAGTGCAGCACTAGAAGACTTAACTTGGATATCAGCTTCTTTCTCTTTATTCTCAAGCTGTTTGTTTTCCATATCAAGCTCTTGCATCTGTTGTTCTGCTTCAGTAGCCTCACCACCACCTTGTAGGTCTTTAATACGTTTAGCTATCTCAGACTTACGGGATAGGTGACTATTCTCAATAAGCACATCATCAGGTATAGCAATACCCATCTGACGAAGTTCCATAGCTTCCTGGAATTGTGTAGTTTCAAAGTCATCTCTAGCAGGAACGTTAGTAACCACTACTGAGTATTCACCAAGGGTTAAGTCATTTACGATCTGTCCTTCAGGACCTACAGCGTTAATCTCTAGCTGTTCAGGATCAGCATTTAAGTCTCTACCAACTATATGAATAATACGTTCTTCAGTATAGTAGGTTTGGATTAGGTTTATGACTCGTGAGGCTAAGATGTGTCTTGTCTTAGTCAGGTTATCCATAGGTTTAGCTAGGTTAACTGCACCTGCTGATTGTTTAGCCTTAATAGCCTTAGCAGCTACGTCAGCTCTATCCATTCCTCTTTGAGAATCAGATATGCCTGAGATCTCTTTAATGAACTCATCAGACTTATAAGTTACTCTATCTAGTCCTGTAGGTACTTGATTAGGACTGATCTTCTCTAAATCATTAACATCTGCTAACTCAAATACAACACCAGTCTCTGCACCTCTATCCTCTAAATCATCAATACTCATGTTCCGTAAAGAACCAGCTTTAACCTTATAGCCACTATTAGCTGTAGTATTGATAATGTGAAGTTCTTGGCTTGAAGCTTTATTCAGTTGATCTTGTGGAGATAGTAGATTCTCTACTAGTCCTATAGTAAGTCCATTACGCAAGTAAGGAAAGTAAGGAACTATAGTAAAGTGTTTGTAAGGACTCCATTCATCAAACAGAACAATATCATCTGCTGTAACAGTCCATCTAATAGATTCTGCTAATCTTTTAACAAGAGCTAGTCCTGCATTATTAGCAACATCTTGACGTTTCTTTGCATTCCAGCTTTCAGGAACCATTCTCATATCTGAAGTAGTTAGATCTACAAACCACCAAGCATTACGTATTTTCTTATACTGTCTTTCTATAACTCGAATCTTTCTTCGAGTGTTTAGGTTGTCAGTGTCACCTTCAGGAACTTGTGAAGCTCCTGCGAATGTTCCGTGGAAACGTTCTGCTGAATCGAAACCATGACGGAAATCCCCAGTACCCTTAACTTTAATATCTTTAGCGTGTTTCTCACCGTAAAGTATTTCAATGTCGTTTACAGTTAGCCATTTTGTAATGAAGACTTCTTTCCACGTATCCGGATCATACTCATCAGCATCTGGATCTATTAGAACATTACGAGGGTTAACTCTTTTGATCTTAACCTCACCTTGCATGTGATCATCAAAGGAAGCACGTATATCGTAGAAACCACGACTTGTTATAAACCCATCGTTAGATACCTCAGACTCTAGGTCATCAAGCTTATTAGAATTAGTTATCTGGATATATACTTTAGTTAAAGCATCAGCTACTTCTTGTGTACCTTTTTTCAAAGGTCTAAAAGATACGTCAGCTCTGTTCCTAAGCTGTTCTCCCATGACTACTGCCATAGTGGACATTATCTTATTGATAGTGAGTACAGGCTTGCCTTGAGACTCTAGCTTAGCTCTAACTGAAGCATCCCATTGAATACCTGCAAAGTAGTTATCGCATATATCTGCTTTCTTTACGAAATCCAGATGTCCGTTATCTCTAGCATAAGAGTATCGTTCAAACTGTTCATCTGCTATTTCAAAATCAGTAGGCATGTATGCCGTCCTTTGGAGTGTAGTTATCGAGAGTATACATTAGTTTATATTACTGTACCATCACAGCGAACGTTGACTGTTGATGAGCCATCCGTAATAGTGTAGGTTCCATCACTGTTAGCTGTCCACACTAAGCCAGACGTAAATGTTATTGTGCTACTTCCGTCTTTAAGGTATTGAGGAGCGTCAGGGTCATCACTTGAAGAGTAGAACTTACCTCCTGACATTATAATATCGTAATGTCCGTCACTAGGCCATTCTGTTAGTAGCGGAGCGGTATCTGTGCAAAACTCAGTGTTAGTACCGTTGTCAGGCCCTCCCGTACCACAGAGGACTGGGCTAGAGTAACCGCTTATATTGAAGTTCCCATCTCCTGTTGTGTCAACGTGTACGGCGTAACTCGGCGGCGTACCACCA